CACACATAGGGTATGAAGGTTTTCAACAGGCTCTTTCCACTGTGCTTAACGCAAGTAAAGAAGCACGAGAATTCACAGCCGAAGAGAAGGCCTTCATGCAAAGTTTGTTAGACAACTGGAAGCATTAACATGACAACACAAACAGAAGCAAACGCAAGTCCGAAGGACGCTGCCTTGAAGCTGGCGCTTGAGGCGTTGGAAATGGTGAAAGCCAATGCAGACGATTGGCAGGAGCGAACTGGCAAAGAAATCAAAGGTTGGATGCAACCAGTCAACAACTCCATCACCGCCATCAAAGAATCCTTGGCACAGCCAGAGGAGCAGCAGAGCTGCGACAAGCAGGAGCCTGTGACTACGCTATTTGGCAGCTTGCCTGTTTATGACACCACCCCGCCACAGCGCACATGGGAGAGACCGTGGGTCTCGCTGACGGATGAGGAAAAACAAGAGTGGATTGATGCGATGCCTTATGACCCACAACCTAGACATTGCATGACTTTGGTAAACATTATTGAAGCCAAACTCAAGGAGAAGAACACATGAGCACACATGGTGATGGAGGTAAGGGCAGTGCAAGACGTAAGGAAAATGCACAAGCCATCCTTAACAATTGGAATTTAATTTTTGGTAAGAAAGAAACCAAGGAAGAAAAGAAAGAAGAACATGGCGTTCATCAAGACACACCAACCATGCCCAAGCTGCCAAAGCAGTGATGGCTTATCAATTAACGAAGACGGAAGCACCTATTGCTTCGTTTGTACAACGCACACAAAGGCTGACAAAATGATTGAGGCACCCATGCCCTACACCCCACTCAAAGAGATTAACCAAGAGGCTGTAAGCGCCCTTCGTGCATCCCTTATCTCTTTACCTACCCCTGCCATTGGCAGCAGACGCATTAGCAAAGCAACAGTGGAACGCTTTGGCGTTGTTGCTGACAGCACACATGTGTTCTTTCCCTATTACAAGGAAGGCAAGCTCATGGCTGCAAAGAAACGCAGCATTGCCAACAAAGAATTTCAGACAGCAGGTGAGTGGAAAGGCACAGAGCTTTTTGGTCAGCAGCTTTTCACTAAGGGTGGTAAGTATGTAACCATTGTTGAGGGTGAGTATGACGCACTGGCTGTCTATCAAATGCTTGGTAGCAAGTGGCCTGTTGTTTCCATTCGTAATGGTGCAGCAGGTGCAGCCAAAGATTGCAAGGAGCAATATGAATGGCTGTCATCCTTTGAGAATGTTGTCATCTGTTTTGACAGTGATGATGTTGGACAACAAGCAGCAGCACAGGTAGCCTCTCTGTTCTCAGGCAAGGCACGTGTGTTCAAGGCTGTTGATGGATACAAGGATGGCTGTGACTTCCTCGTTGCTGGCAAGGAGAAGGAGTTTATTGACCGTTGGTGGGCAGCTGAGCGTGTTGTCCCTGATGGCATTGTCCCTGCCTCTACGTTATGGGAGAGCGTCTCTAAGCCCTTGGATAAGGCAGAGGTAGCCTACCCCTATGATGGCCTTAACAAGCTCACCTATGGCATCCGTAAGGGCGAGCTAGTCACTGTCACAGCAGGCTCAGGCTTAGGCAAGAGTCAGTTCTTACGTGAGGTGATATGGCACATCTTGAACAAGACAACAGACAACGTTGGCTTGATGTTCTTGGAAGAGAGTGTGCGTAAGACTGGCCTCTCATTGATGAGCTTGGCTGCTAATAAACCCTTGCATCTACCAGACTGTGATGCAACTGAACAGGAAAAACGTGATGCATTTGACGCAACTCTTGGCACAGATCGCCTTTATATGTTCGACCATTTTGGTAGTACAAACATTGAGAACATCATCAAGCGAGTCGAAGAGTTCTCAGTTGCTTTTGGCTGTGGTTATGTATTTCTCGACCATGTATCCATTGTTGTGAGCAGTCAAGAGAACGGTGATGAACGCAAGGCATTGGACATGGTGATGACAGAGCTTCGTACACTGGTGCAGAAGACAGGCATTAGCCTTATCATTGTGTCCCACTTGAAGCGTCCATCAGACAAGGGACATGAGGAAGGTGCAGCTACATCATTGGCTCAGCTTCGTGGCTCTGGTTCCATTGCTCAACTGTCAGACATGGTGATTGGCTTGGAGCGTAATGGTCAGCATGAGGATGAGGTGGAACGTAACACCACCAAGGTGCGTGTGCTTAAGAATCGTTTCAGTGGCATCACTGGACCAGCATGTAAACTGTTGTATAATAAATATACAGGAAGGATGACAGAGCGTGAAGAAGAAGCCATTTGAGCCTGACACATCATGGCCTTTCCCTTCCAACCTACCTGCTAAGACAATGCACGGGGTGGAGAGGACAGACAAAGATGGAAACAAATATGCAAAGGTAACTACCAAGTTACTTGTCCTACGAAAGAAGAAGCAATGACACAAGACGAAATCATTGAGATGGCTGAACAAAGCAATTTACTTGGTGTTATTGATTCATTTCATTACGACACTAAAAATTGGGTAGAAGAAGCAATTGCTTTTGCCAAACTGGTAGAAAATAAAACAAGACAAGAATTACGTGACGAAATTGTTTACAAATGGGTTCCGCCTAGTTTTGTTGACTTTGCTGTTAAAGACGAACGTGAGGTTTGTGCAAAAATTTGCATAGATTTGGCCGCTGATTACATTTCAAAAGGGCATCCAGCAAGTGAAATTGCCGCAAAAGCATTAGCTGTTGGTGCTACGCAAATCCGAGCAAGAGGTGAAGCATGATTGAACAACTCATTGTTGGAGCAACAGGCATTGGTTATGCCATTGTTGGTGTGTTACAATGGAGCAAGGGAGAAACTTCCAATGGTATGATTTGGGTGGGCTATGCCTTTGCTCAGGTTGGTTTGTTTATGAACTTAAAGGGATGAGTATGCGTAACGTAGAACTGTGGCACAAACGTGCTCGACCAGAGCCAAGCAATGATGACTTGCAGGTGCAGCTAGGTTGCCACATCGAAGAGATTGTTGAGATGTTTGATTCTCTCGATCTTCACCACAGCTGGGCTGCATTGGCTGATGAGCTAAGCCTCTTGGCTACACGTTTGAAACAGGGAGAGACAATTGTTTCTATCAAAGATCGTGAAGCGTTCCTCGACAGCTTGGCTGATCAGATTGTTACTGCTATTGGCGTTGGCCATTGTGCTAACATGCGTACAGCCGAGGCAGTGGAAGAAGTAAACCGTAGTAACTGGAGTAAGTTTGACCAAGAGACAGGGCAACCTATCTTCTCTCCTTATGGTAAGATAACCAAGGGTCCTAACTATCGTGCTCCTAACCTGAAAGAGTTTGTATGAAGATGAAAGAACATTACACAGATGATTGGGGAAACATCATTGATGACAGAGACATCACCCTTGGCATGATGCTACGTGCTCGTCTAGACAGCGCCCCTGCTGGTTCTATGGTACGCTGCACAACAGAAGAGATGAAGTCCTATAACAAGGAACAAGCTAAGAAGCCTATTGCTATTACCCGAAAGAAAGACATGAACAAAACAATTGATGAAACCCTTGAGCAACGTGGCAACAACTATGGTGACTACCGTGATGTAGCATATGCAGCACAAGAGCTGAAGAAAACATTACGTTATTCCAAGAGCTGGCATAGCATGGAACCATACATGCAAGAGAGCCTTGATATGATTTGTAATAAGATGTCCCGCATTGTTAATGGCAATCCCTATTACGATGACAGCTGGCATGACATCTGTGGGTATGCTACACTTGTGGAGAAACAACTGGAGAAGAAGTGATGAACAAACCACATATACATGCAGAGGTAATTAAGGCATGGGCTGACGGTGCTGAGATACAAGCAAGGAGCTGTACAAGTCTTGCTAAGAATCATTGGGGTGGCTGGTGTACTGTAGAGAAACCAGAGTGGATACCACATCAGGAGTATCGTGTTAAGCCACAACCAAAGCCTGACTTTATTTACTTCGGTCAGCTGGATGAACCAGCACGTGGAGGATTAACTTTAGGTTCTTGTTTCACTCGACATAAAGCTGATAGAGATCAACTAAAGCTGACCTTCGATGGCGAAACAGGAAAACTTAAATCAGCGGAGATATTGTGAAACTATATCTAGACATTGAGACAACAACAGACCACAAAAAGATTTGGTGTTGTTTCACTTACGATGAACAGAATGGCTACGTATGTCACACAAAAGCGGATACACTCACACCCTTAATCGCAAGCTGCGAAACAGTGATCGCACACAACTTGATCGGCTTCGATGGTCCAGTCCTGAAGAAGTGCTGGGGAGTGCAGATACCAGCGAAGAAAGCGAAAGATACCTTGATTTTGTCTCGACTGTACAATCCAAATATAGACGGAGGCCACAGTCTGAAAGCATGGGGACAAAGGGTAGGCGAGAACAAGATTGATTATGAGCAACGATGGAAGGAGACAGGCTTAGAAGGCAACTGCTATGACAACCCCTCTCTTCCATTGATGTTTGAATACTGTGAACAAGACGTTGCTGTGTTGGTTAAGGTAGAGCAGCTCATTGACAAGATGCTTGATCAAGATAAGTTCTCTGAGCAAAGCAGAAAGCTTGAGCATGACGTTGCAATCATCCTACAGAAACAACATGAACATGGTTTTAAACTCGACATACAGAAAGCTCAAGGCTTATTGGCGACTCTATCAGGTAAGATGGTTGATATTGAAAACCAATTACAAACTATCTTCCCTCCTACCATTGAGGAAATGAAGAAGCCAGAGTATTGGTTACTAGGTAGTTACCAAGCTGAGACAAAGGCAGAGCTTAAGCAGATGCTTAAAGAAGCTGGACTCAAGGCATCACTGGCAGACGAGGCAGTGGCTGGTCCTATGAAGACTAAGAGCATCCCCTTCAACCCCGGCTCTCGACAACAGATTGCTGAGAGGTTGCAAGGACTTGGTGTTAAGTTTTCTAAGACCACAGACAAAGGCTCCATCATTGTGGACGAGAAGGTGTTAGAGAAGATTGACTTGCCTGAAGCTAAGGCCTTGCTTGAATACCTGATGTTGCAGAAACGTGTAGCTCAGGTGTCTAGCTGGTTAGAGGAAGTAAAAGATGATGGTCGTGTACATGGACGAGTGAACACCAATGGTGCAGTGACTGGTCGTATGACACATAGCTCTCCTAACATGGCACAAATACCTAACAGTGGTTCTGTTTATGGTCCTGAGTGTCGTGACTTGTGGACGGCGGACACTGGCAACGTGTTAGTAGGTGCTGACGCTAGTGGCCTTGAGCTACGTATGCTGGCACATTACATGAAGGATGAAGGCTATGTTAAAACAGTGTGTGAGGGATCGTCTAAAGATGGCACGGATGTCCACACGATTAACCAGAAAGCAGCCAACTTACAGACACGTGACCAAGCAAAGACATTCATCTACGCTTTTCTATACGGGGCAGGGGCAGCTAAGATTGGCTCGATTGTGGGTGGTAGTTCTACGGCTGGACAGAAACTCATCAATGCCTTTCTTGAAGGGACTCCCGCACTCAAGCGTTTACGTGATAAAGTATCACTGGTCTCGTCCAAGGGCTATGTACCGGGCATTGATGGTCGCAAGATTTGGGTACGCAGTGAACATGCGGCACTCAATAGCCTCTTACAAGGTGCTGGCGCAATTGTTATGAAGAAAGCGTTGGTACTTCTTGATAAGTACCTACGTAAGCATAAGATTCCTTGTGGGTTCTGTGCTAACGTACATGATGAATGGCAGATTGAAACAAAGCCTGAGTATGCAGACAGGGTTGGTCAACTTGCTGTACAATCCATACAAGAAGCAGGTAAAGAGCTTGAGCTTTTCTGCCCA